CTGTCCACGACGAAAGTCTAATGGGTGTGTTTCCGTGACAGCAGATAGTTTGTCGTAGTTATTCTTTACACGCTCGATGTCTTCCATCAGATCCTTCCACCCTTGAGTGGACATCATTGAGAAGGCATCCTCGTAAAATCGTTCTAGCTCCCTTGGAGCGTATAGGTCTTTGTCCATTCGGAGAACCTAATAGTTAATAATAGTGTAATGTATACTACTTTTATTACTTTGTCAAGTACTTTATGAGTACTTAATGTAAAATATATTGATTATGCGTCAGTAGCATCTTCAAACTCAGGCTTAAGCTTAATGATTGCGTACAAAGCTTGACGGTCAGCACCAGCAACGTACTCGTCACCAGAGATCTGTACCTTACCTGCTGAAAGAGGTTGTTTACCTGCTTCACGTGCTTCTTGAGATGCGTAGCCGTAGAAGGTAACTTCAGTGCCTTGACCTTTGAAGTCTTCCTGTACTGCTCCGATGTTCCAATACGTAGCTGGAATACCGAAGTCTGTGTCTACTGATTTGATTAGGGCCATTTAACGTGGTTCTCCATTAAAGTTAAGTTAAGTTAAGCGATAACCGCTAGTTTGCGAACAGTGCCACCACTGTCCTTAATTTCGATGTAGCCTTGAACTGTCAAAGCCATAGATGCTGTGTAAGTACCAAACCTGACGTTACCTGTTCCCTTTGGTGTCAGGGTTAGGTCAATGTTTGTGTCTGAGCCATTTACACGGACAGAAGGAGCAGAACTTGCAACAGAACCGTATAAATCAAGATAGTTAACAGCAGCGTTTGAGCCATCAATACGAACTTGTCGGTTTGCACCAGCATTGCTATAAAAACTTAATGACCCTGTACCTTTCGTAATAAATTGAGCCGTTACGTTTGCATCTGAACCTGTCCAAGTAATTGCTGGCCCAGAACCAGTAGCCGCCCCAGTAACCTGTACGTAGTTCACAGCAGAGGCTGTGTGGGCTACGTTAAATTGCTGGTTAGTACCGCCGTTTGTGTAGATAGAAATGCTACCAGTGCCGTTTGATGTGATACGACCTGTTGTGTTTGTAGCACCTTGCGCGTACAAGAACGGAGCAGAACTACCAGATGCTGCCGACCAATACGAATCTGTTGTGCCACCACTGTTGTAGAAACTAAACGCTCTTCCAAAAGAATTGTCCACGTATACGTTAAAAGTAGAACCAAGACTCTTTATTGCCGTACCAGACCCCACAGTAGCATAAGCAGCAGCACCAGAGCCACCACCACCTGAGAAGGTCACTGTTGGTTGTTCTACGTAGCCTGAACCTGCGTTGGTGATGGTGAATGTCGTGATTGCGCCAGCAGAGACAGCCACAGTAGCAGTAGCTTGAACGCCACCAGCAGTCGTTGGCGCTGTGATAGCAACCGTTGGAGCCGTAGCGTAGCCTGTACCACCAGCAGTCCTAGTAATAGCAGTAACAGCCCCACCATTGGAAATGTTCACTCCTCGGCTACCAGCAGCTAGGTCAATGGCTCCTGTGCCTTGGGTACGAAGTGCTAAAGCTACGTTGGTGTCTGAGCCTAGAGACTTGAACTCAACAGCCTTAGTTGTAGCCCCACCTGTAAGCTGACCGTAGTTAACTTGATCTGCACCACCGATCAAAGTAGTGAATTTACCTGTAGTAGCCGTAGTAGCCCCTACTGTCGTACCATCAATAGCACCACCAGTGATAGCTACAGCGTCAGCATCTTGAGTAGCTATAGTGCCATACGTCTCAATAACTGCATTGATAGCCTCAATAGCGTCTAAAACGTACTGAGAAGTACCGCCACCGTTACCGATGACTCTGATCTTCTCAGCTGTGTCCATAGGGACTACATCACCAGCGTTGATCTCAGTACCATCAGTCAAAGTGATGACTAAGGAGCCATCGAAGTCAATCTTAGCGTCTTGTACGCCTACGCCTTGCTTACCTTCTTCCCCGTCCTTACCGTCTTTACCGTTAGAGCCATCTTTTCCGTTAGTTCCATCGAAACCACGGTCACCTTGCTCACCTTTAGGGCCTTGTAAGCCTTGTTCGCCCTGTGGACCCTGTAGCTTCTTAGTGTTTAAGACTACTTCTGAGAGACGAAGCAGCTCCTTGTCCAACAATACAGCTAAACCTGCAATTTTAGCCTCAGGAGAGGCATTGGAGAGAGCTACTTCTTTAAATCTCATCATTCACCGATAATCTTTTTGAGGAAATCACTGTCATTTTGCTTAGAAGCGTGTTTAGCAGCAGTCTGCATCTCCACAACCTTCAACTTATTCTCAATGTCTTTCTCTTTCAACATCAAGTCAGCAATTTTAACACGTTTCTCAAACTCTTGTGAAGCTAAAGCATCATTATTTGGTAAGTTTTGAGTGGTAGCTGAGATAATCTTAGCTTCAACTTCCTTAGGCTTCAACTGAGCGTCAACCATAGTGCTCATGGCTTCAGCTTCGTTGCGTTTAGCTTGGGTAGTATTCACTGCGATCTGAGCCTGCATAGCTTGCATCTCCAACTGAGCCTGTTGCTGTTGCATCTGCTGAGCTTCAGGATTAGGTTGTGACATCTTCTCCAGCTCAACCATCAGTTCACCACGGTTGCTCAATGAGCTATTTTGGATGATGCCCTTCAAGATGATAGGCAACACAGGAGTATTAGGGCCAAGAGTCTGCAACAGAGCAATGAACTGCTGTTGTTCGTACTCACGAGCCATAATGCCCAAGGTAGCTGTAGCTGTGAAGTTCATGTCAACTGAGGGATAACGCTCAGGATCGAACTGCATATAACGGAAAGCAGCCTTCTTGATGAAAGGCATCAGGAAATCTTCTTGGAAGTTAGTCAGAGTACGTTTGTACTTCTTGATGATCGAGGCAACAGCCATCGAAATACCGCCTTGACCAGCGTCACGAGACACAGAAGACACCATACCTTGAGAGTCTAGAGTACCTGTAGCCTGTAAGAGCATACGCTCGAACTCTTTAGAGGTAGCTAGGTTGTTAGTGCCTGTCTGACCGAAGGTAAACGGGAACAAGATCTCCTGTGGAGCACCGTTGGTCAAGATAGCCTTGCCGGGCTTCACTTCAAACTTAGCACCACGAGGGAGACGCGTAGCGTCCATAGCGATCATAGGAGCGCTTGTAAGGGCCAAGGAATCCAAATGGCTACGGATCTGAGCGTCCACTGCCTTTTGCATATTGTAGGCCTTCTCAACCGTACCTCGACCCAACAAACGATTAGGAACAGTGTCATCTTGATACAAGACAACAGGACGATCCTTCATCATGTAAGGGTTCTCTTCAGCCTTCAGGAGCATCGAGTCATTACCGATAACGATGATTGCCTCAACCAAGTCAGCGTAGTCATCAGCAACTGAGTCTTCAGGGAACAAGTCAACCACTTCAGCTTCGTTGTTCTCAAGCTGCATGAGGTACTCACGAGGCACTAGGCCGTAGTACGTCAGGAGCTTAACCTTGTCATCTTTGAACTGAGTGGACTCTTGGGTAGCTTCCAAGCTATCCTCATCGTACATAGGACCAATGTTGACCTTACGGTAGATACCGTCTTCCATACCCTTGACAACCTTGTGCATGGATACGTACTTCTCAATGGCAACACCCATACACTCTTCAATGGATGTACCGTTAGGGTCAAACAAGAAGTTCTTAGGGTTGACAGGGACGATCTTAACGGCTGTACGCTTAGTCTCAGAGACACCAATGGCAGCTTGACCTTGTACGCCGGGGATAGGCTGTGTAGCCGGTTTGTACTCAGTCTCATCCTTAACAACGATCTCACCGATACCTGTACCGTAGATCTCAGCCATCAGCTCAATCTGGTCGATACTCTTACGGATCTTGTCTTTGGAGAAGTCCTCCATCAACTGAGCCTTGAGAAGCTCTACGTCAATGTCGTTACCGTTCACATCTTGGAGGTTATCCTCAATGTCAAAGTAGTCGCCTTGACCGAAGATAGCTTCCATGATCTCAGCGTGACGAGTCTCAACAGCCTGCTGTGTAGCAGGGGAGACTAGCTTAGAGCGCTCAGATTCACGAGTCTTATCGTTAGCGGCCCACTGACCACGGAAGATACGCTCATACTCTTCCCACGCGTCTAGGAAGTTAGTATCACGGTAATCACGCCAACGGTCACAATGCTCAACAACGAAGCTCGTGAGTTCTTTGTCGGACTCTGTGGGCTCTTCCCACTTCGTACCTTCGTTGTTATCCATATTTTCTGCCATAAGTATTAGGTTTTCTCTAATTAGTTAAACGCACTATACATCTTTTTAATTACTTTGTCAAGCTTTATTTAATAGTAAAGCCTAAAGGATCCTTGTAAAAGACATTAGCTGGTTGAGGCTGATTATTGTTAATCTGGTCTTGCCACCCTTTAGCAGTCTCAAAGTCATGTAGGCCAATAGTGTCAGGATCGACCTTGTACTGACGCATGAAGAACTCTTTCCACGCAGTCGGATGGGAAGGATCCTTCAACATTTGACCTGTGCTAGTAGAAGACAGCATGTGTGGCCTGTTGTCTTCCTTGCTGATACTCTCCTTCATGTTGTCCTTAAAGGCTCCACGATAGTCGTAATCAGAGTTTTTAAGCATCATCTCAATGAGACGCTGATTGTCTAACTTATCAGCAGGAATGCCGTTCTCAGCTGCAATGTCTTGCTTAGTAGCTTTAAAGATCTGAGTGTTCTGCAACCAATCTTTAAACTTCTGTTCTTCAGCTTCAGGCAACACTGTAGGCGACCACGGTGTTTCTTTAAATTGAAGGTACTGGTTAATCCAATCCGACATATAAATCCTTAGATATTAAAATCCTGACACTGAGTCAAGAGGTTCCCAATCATCTTCTTCGTAATCTTGTTGGTAGCTAGTGACAGCTAACTGGTCAATGTAAGACAGAGCATCAACCCTATCATCATGAACCCCTGCTGTAGGGAACATCATGATCTGATCGAAGGTTTCCTTCCAATCCTCTTCCTCGTTGAAGGAGATACGACCATGCTCTAAACGTCCTTGTAAAGACCAGACAACCCTGTCTTGCTTCTTCCTGTTACCGTGTGTCAGGTCTGAGATGTGACAGTAGACGTTGTTCTTCCTCATCAAGTCATTGAGGTAAGGGCTTACAGCGTTCTTTAAAGCACCCTTCTCGATGCCAACAGAGATAGGCTTATACTCACGTACTACGTTAAGGATCTTAGCTGCTGTAGCCTTAATATCCCATCTACCAGCTATGATCTCCTTGACCCACCAGTTACCGTTGTCTTCTATCTTGACAATGGCTATAGCTGATTCATCAAGTCTAGACTTAGCAGCACCGGGGTTCTTACCTACTTCCTCGAAGCCAGCTAAGTCAATGGCTACTACGTACTCACCGTACTGAGGCTCCTCTGAGGTCTTTAACCATTCCTCTTTGAATACCTCTTGTCCAGCGTTATCGAAGGAAGACAAGTATTCCTGTTTGAAGGCAAAGGAGCTTAGAGTACGTTCAGCAGCATCAATCTCTTTAGGATCGATAGTCTCGTTATCTCTAGTGGTGAAGTGCCATGACTGCCACTCTACGTCCCCTTGGGGACTCTCATCCTCTGCCTGTCCTAGCTTGAAGACCTCGTAGAACCAGTTACGTCCACTAGGAGTGGAAATGAACAAGGCTCTACCCTTCTTATCTGACAAGGAAGCTCGGATGATCTTCTGCCATACGTCTTCCTTAATAAAGGCACACTCGTCTAGAACGACATAAGTAAGAGAGACACCACGAAGAGAATCGGGATTATCAGCCCCTCGAACAAGGATCTTTCTTCCATTGACAAGAGTAATCTCCAAGTTATTTACATGGGAGGACTTGATGACTTGTCTACCTAAGTCATTCAGTAAGTCCCACATAATAGTTCTAGCTTGTCCGAGGGTAGGAGCTATGTACATCACAGCTGACCCTTCAGGACAGTTCAGAGCTTCAATGAGCAGGGTCACTGCGGAGAGCCTAGACTTACCACAGCGACGACCTGCTGCAACCACTTTAAAGCGATGGGTGTCCTTGAAGACCTCTTGTTGCCACTTCAGTAGCTCAAAGTTCAATGAGGTCATTCCTTAGCCTCTACATCCGAGATGTCATAAGACGTGCTGTCGTACGAGACATCATCTTGCTCAATAACAGTACTAGCTTGAGTAAGCCCTGTAATGTTAATGCTAATAGCAGGAGTACCACCGCCTTGTTTAACTTGTTCAAATGAAGACACAGGTACGATCCTGTCCACTATAAGCTTCCATGCTGCTGACTGAGCCTTATGTTCAGGATCTAAGGCAGCATCGAAGATAGCCTCTAAGACCCTAGCTGACTTAGGTGAGTTAAGCATCCTAGCTTTGTACTCATCCATGATAGCTTTGTCCCCTGCTGGACGACCACGTAACTCTCTATGGCCTTTCTTCTTGGCTACTATCTCACCCTTCTTGGGTCTTCCTGCCTTACGTTTAACTGGCTCTTCTGGGGTTGTCATCTTTGTCCTTTAAGGAGATAGACTATTAATAGTAAGGGGTAACAATAGGGATACCCACTACTATGAGTACTCTAGAGATACTAAGACATTTAACATTAAAGCAAGAATCTAAATGAAGTAGTTACTTACTTATACAACCTCTTGTGTTCATCTTCAATGAAACTAAGGTCAGTAATGACTACTCATAAAGAACTTCTTGTATTTAACTAAGCAGCTTGTCTACAAAGTCTTCATTTGAGTTCTTGGAAGGATTACCTTCATAGAGTATTGTATACCTCTTTTCTCATTTGTCAAGCTTTATTTGATATTTATTTACATAGATGTCTCCTACGTGACAACACTATCTGCATAGGGCTCTTGTGTCCACATCATAGCCCTCTCATGAGACCCTATGGCAGGCTCCTGTGTCCACTTTCTAGTCTACATTACGTATCTATTCAGACCTGTCCCTAATTATTATGTTAAGTTTATTGATTTCATTAGCTTTTTAGTCTCTACTTATCTATTCCTCCATTGACTTTTTTGTATGCTTTAGAGGCTCCCACAAAAGTAACACCAAAGCCCTACCCCCTCCCCCCATCACTAATGACTATCGAGTCAGTAACGAACCTTACAAAGCTTACAATACTTACAAGTCTTACATTCCTTACAATACTTACAAAGCTTACACGTGAGGGGCAATGTAGCACCTATTACGTACACCCAAGCACGCCAGGCCTAAGCACCTATTCAGTGCATCATAGCAACCTCATGCACCAACATGAGACATAAATGCACCAGTCTAGTGCTACCTGTGGATAACCATTGTAAGCTGTGGATATCTTATCAGCTTGTGGATAACTATATACAAACCCAGTAACAGAGCCATGTCTGACTGTGGATAACCTGAGCATATCCTACAAAGTACTTGTAAGGTTCAAGCTGGCATACTCTGTGCATAGTCTCTAGCATGGCAACAACGCCATGTCATCAACTAAGGATCAGATCATGACATTCACATCACAAGAACTCCGCTCAATCGAGCAGACCATGGACAAACTGGAGGCCGTAGCGCACACCATGTGGAGCCGTGAAACCACCGACGGAGCGAACGCTCGCTACATCGCTCAGATCATCCGTGAGATGCGTCTCTGTGCTGATCTCATGCAGTCCACAGACCGCACCACGCGCCTCGAAGCGGCTGATCGTCTCGTTCACCTCATCACCCAATAAACCACAGACCCTTCGGGGTCTTTACTGGAGCATCCACCATGACAAACTTATCAGCCATTCAATACCATATCGAAGCCTCAGCGCCCTGTTCATTGTTCAGTGTATGGGTGTGGGTAGAAGAACAATTGAACGTCACCACAGTCGAATTGATAGGCATTCTGAACACTTTAGCCAAGGCAGGTACTATTGCAATTACGTCTGATGACTCAGGCATCACAGTCGATCTAATCTAATCAAGGAAACAGCACCATGCAAAACTCTATCGCTAAGGCACATAGTGCCGTACAAACTGTTCTATACTGGCTCTACACCCTCGCTATCGTGGTGGTGTGGCTCACCCTCTAAACTTCAACCTTGTAACTTCTTAAGGATCAAGATCATGTCAAATCAAACAGTAAAATCTAAAGACTTCACATCAATGAAGGGCCATGTCGCTGATGGATGCGTTGTTATCGCACCTAGTGGTAAGCAGTTCACCATTAAGAACACAATAAAAGGTTGGCAGGTCTTAGGAGCAGATAACCAACCTGTCACAGGTAATCTGTCGTCAGCGTTTGACGTAGAATATTTTGTTGTTAATGGGCTTTGGTCTCATTAATCACTCATCATCAATTAACTATCTAAGGATCAAGATCATGTCAAACTATGCAATTCAAACCTATACTATTCAAGATAACGGTGTGTGGTCTTATAATGAGCCTATACCTGTAGAGCATAAGACAGTCAATCTACAATGTCATAAATTAGGACTGATGCAGACAGCCACGGGCTATGGCAAGCGTATAGCAACTGCTAATATGGTGAAATACAACGGTAAGTGGCGCAGGGTTTATTGCTGTATCTTCTCTAATGTAGGCACTTGCTATATCGGTAAGCTGTCTGATAAATTAGTTGTTACAACTGTACCTACCGTGTGGAAGTAATAGAATCTAACCTGTAGAGGCTTCCATGAGGCTTCTATGGGGTAGACAGTCTACCGTTCATTAACTATTCAAGGATCGAATCACCATGGCTATCATTCAAACAATCGACACCGCTTCTCAATTCCGTGACCAATTCCACAGATGCGGTCGTGCTGACCAGTTCAGCTATGAGGCTCTTGGCTTAATCTTCGACTACCTCAATGACTGCGGCTCTGATGTCGAATTAGACGTTGTGGGTGTCTGCTGTGAGTTCGCAGAGTCTGACATTGAACAGATCGCCAGCGACTACGACATCTCTATTGCTGGTTTGACCTCACGGGGAAAAATAGAGGCTGTGGAGGCTTACCTTGAAGATAACACCTCTGTCGTGGGTGTCACTTCATCGGGTGCTTTTGTATACGTTCAATTCTAAGGCGTAAGCCGTAAAGGGGATCAACCATGCAACACACAGTACGATACTTTGTCTATGATTTAGAGTTAGATCACGCAGACGACCCTGATCCAATCACAGAGGTTAATGAGAGTGAGTTTATTGCCTATGATGGTGTAATCCACTATGAGCGTCATACCGTGAGAGAGAACGGAGTGGCTCAAATCTGTCTAACCAAATACCCTGAAGGAATGTAACCATGCTAAGCAATAACGATTTTATAAGCCTTGAGCGCCGCTTATGGGCTGAAGGTAACCCGCTATGCGACGAATTAGTCTCCACACGGGATGAACTGCTATATTTGCTCAATGAAGCTAAAAAGATAATGAAAAAATACTCACCAGTGCTCAGTAAGCTAGCTGCCACGGATGATCTAGACTTCTACCGTGAATGGGATAACTTCGGGGATACTTTGGACAATATCGCCTATGATTTGGGAGTGGACTTATGATTGACTATAAATGCCCTAAATGTGGCTCTGATGACTGGGACTGGACTTATATCGGCATTGAAGGGGCTAAAAAGTGTACCGACTGTGGAGAAATCTACTTTACAAGCACAGCAGGGAAGCCATGGGTAGAGATAACAAAGGGTCAAATTGACGATTGTCTCAAACATAGCGACAATTATGACTTTGCAGGGGCTATTGAGGCTATCTGTAAACAAAACAATGGGTATTGAACTATGACAGAATCAGAATTTGAAACTAAGTTTGACAAGGGTGATCTAGACTGTGCCTATGCTGACTTTATCTGTAACCGCTATGACGCATGGAATAAAGAGCATATGTTGCGCCTATGGGAAGATGATAAGGTCTATGCTGACTTTAAGGACTCTATGGTAACGTCTACCTTACTTCAAGACACTTATTTTGGTGGTAAACACCCATTAGAGGCTTTTCCTACAATTTTTGGTGAAAGTAAGGCATTATGACAATGATTATCATTCTATTCGCCATTGATCTAATCACGGAGCATGACTTGTGGTGAAAATACAACACTATACATGGCCTTTCCCTTCTGAATGCCCACCTAAGCCGTGGACACCTGAGCAAGTGAGAGAATACAATAAACAACAACGAGATAAGACACCTGAAGCACCCTTCTAAGGGCTTCTAAGTGGGCTAGAAGGCTCTAAAACCAGTAGGGTAATACCTGCGCCTACCTAAGGACTTAAAATGCACTGTACAGCTTGTGACAAACTATTGACCGACTATGAGGCGACTAGAAAAGACGCGCATACGTTCAAGTTTATCGACCTTTGTAAGACTTGTTTCGAAGATATTAAACCTTTTGTATCAGTCATTGATCGTAAAGACTTAATCACTGAGCAGGACTTAGACACCATAGATGACGATATGGACACAGGGGATTCCCTAGAGGACATTGATGCACTATATAGCTATGTAGTAGACTCTATAGAGGACTATGATGTTTAAGATCTTTAATGTAAATACACTATTTAAGATACTACTTAATAAAGTCATACTAAGTAGTAGTCTTAAAAGTAAAAGGGGTACAACATGGGAAAAATGAAGGCTTTAGCCATTGACATGATGGAACAACAAGAAGACCAAGAGGAAGCACATTACGTTCACACGATTAATGATGTCGTAGAATTAATGGTTGTTTACGGTCAATTAAAAGTGTTGATGGACATAACGACAAGAATGCAAGAGGTTACAAAATGATTGTGTCTCTATTCGTATTTGTATTAACTTTGATAAAGGTATCACTCAAATGAATTTTAAAAACAAGAAACAAGCAGGAACGGCAACATTGTCCTATGATTTGTCTAAACCTGAGCAGGTCTTTGCGTACAAGTGTGCTTTAAAAGGCTTAGATGCTTGTTTAATGCTCGAATCTTTGAAGGCTAGTACCCAAGGCTACCAAGCGTACAAAGGCCTCTCTGAGAGCGTTCTAGCAGACATCATTCAAGACCTTAGCCAGTGGGAGGATGTCAAGCTATGAGTCATGGAGATGGTGGTAAAGGATCAGGAAGGCGTAAGGAAGACGCAAGTAAGGTCCGAGATAATTGGGATCTAATCTTTGGAAAGAAGGATACACCTATGATGAATGAACATGAACATGATGACGATGGCTACGAGATCTGCCATCACTGTAGCGGCTCAGGTGAGGGTATGTATGACGGCTCTCGCTGTGGCTTCTGTCACGGCACAGGTGAAGCACCAGTAGAGCGTGATTGTGATGACTTTGACTTCCCTGAGGATGACTATGACAACAATTAAATCTGTACACATCAAAGAGTGTTGGCCTTATCAGTACGAGCCTATCAATCGTAGGGTATTCAAACGAGAGACTATGGACAGGGCTAATGCTCGTAAGCGTGAGGTGTACCATCAGAAGAAGAAGCTATTGAAGCTACAGGTCTTTGAGATGGACATTGACTTCTGTAAAGGATTGAATGATGCAACCTCTAAAAGTAGCAAGTAAGTTCATCAAGCACGTAGAGTGTTCTAACCCTCAGTGTGGCTCTAGCGATGCTAACAGCCTCTACGATGATGGACACCAATACTGCTTTGCCTGTAACACCTACGTCAATGGCTCAGGAGATGAGCCTGTTGCGTATAAACAACAAACAACAAAGGTATTTCAGATGAAGACACAAGGGGAAGTTAAGGCTATCGTAGATCGAGGTATCTCACGTGATACGTGTGAATACTTTGGTGTTACACAAGCTGACGGTAAACACTACTACCCTTATTATGATGAAACAGGTGCTAAAGTAGCTGAAAAGATTCGATCTGTAGAGAACAAGACGTTCTCCATCGCCGGTAACTTTCAGAAAGCGACACTTTTCGGGCAGAATCTGTTTCAGAAACAAGGGAAGTACATCACCATCGTTGAAGGTGAGCTAGACGCATTGGCTTCGTATCAGATGACAGGCAGTAAATGGCCTACTGTGAGCATCCGTAATGGGGCTTCAGCGGCTGTTAAAGACTGCAAGGCTCAGTATGAGTACTTAGATAGCTTCGAGACTATCGTTATCTGCTTCGATGCCGATGAAGTTGGACAGAAGGCAGCTAAGGATGTAGCTGAACTGTTCGGGAATAAGGTTAAGATTGTTAAACATTTGAAGGAGTGCAAAGATGCCTGTGATTACCTCATTAACGGACGAGGAGCTGAATACGTTAACCAGTGGTGGAGAGCTGAGAGTTACGTACCCGATGGGATCATCCAAGCCTCAACACTTTGGGACAGCGTATCTGCACCTGAACCAATCGCAGAAGCCTTCTATCCCTTCAAAGGACTTAATGAGCTACTCTATGGTCTTAGATCGGCTGAACTCATCACAGTCACAGCTGGCAGCGGCCTTGGCAAAAGTCAATTCCTTAGAGAAATTCTGTATCGAATCCTCGAAACTACCAAGTGGAATGTCGGAGGAATGTTTCTGGAAGAGTCAGTACGAAAAACTGCTAGAAGCATCATGTCCTTACACGCAAACAAAAAGCTGCACTTACCCGACACACCTGTATCAGAACAAGAATTGAAGGAGGCCTTCGATGCTACTCTCGGTACTAATCGTGTTTTCTTGTTTGACCATTTCGGCTCCCTTGCTATTGACAACGTGCTTAATCGCATTCGATACATGGCCCGTGCTTGTGATTGTCGTATTGTGTTCTTGGATCACATTAGTCTCGTTGTCTCTGGTATGGATGGGAATGATGAGCGCAAGTCTATTGATGTCTTGATGACACGCCTACGTACATTGGTACAAGAGACAGGTATTACCTTGATCTGCGTATCTCACTTGAAACGACCTAGCACTGACAAAGGACATGAAGATGGTTCAGCAGTATCCTTATCTCAGCTACGTGGCTCTGGTGCTATCGCTCAGCTGTCTGATGCTGTCATTACCTTGGAACGTAACTCCATGAGCGATGACCCTGAAGTACGTCACACTACTAAGGTAGCAGTGGCTAAGAACCGCTACAATGGCCTGACAGGACCAGCTTGCTCGTTGATGTACGACATGAACACTGGACGAATGGTTGAAGTCACGATGGAGGAACTATGACACAAAAGGAAATTATTTGGAGACCAGAAGAAATTGTTGCTATGTGCAAAGAGGCAGGCTTTGCTGATGGTATGGCAAGCATTGTTGGTCTCTGGGGATTACATGAATTTGCCCGAATAGTAGCAGCTAAAGAGCGTAAGGCTTGTGCTGAGATTTGTGATGTGGAACAGAAAAAGAATGAGGACAAGGGACAATGGATGTGGGAAGCCAAGTTATGCGGGATTGCAATCCGAGCAAGAGGTGAAGCATGATTGAAATGATTATCGTAGGTAGCACAGGTATCGGCTATGCTATAGTTGGTACGCTACAAGGACTCAAAGGCGAGTACTCAAACATGGCTATCTGGTTAGGATACGCTATTGCACAGGTTGGTTTATTCTGGAATCTAAAATAATGAAACGTATTGCTATCGACATCGAGACAAACATGGCACATGATGTCATTCATCTCGCTGTTACGCAGGACATTGACACAGGAGAAACAATCGTATGGAACAGTCCAAGTGGACTAACGGCCTACTTAGAAAAGGCCTCACAGTTAGTCGCGTACAACGGTCTCTCGTTCGACTTCCCAGTTTTGAACAAGGTTTGGGGGATGACGATTGGCCCGAAGAGGGTTTACGATCCTCTGGTGGTAAGTCGCTTGCTCGAACCAACAAAAGAAAAAGGACACAGTCTAGCAAGTTGGGGCGAGACACTGAAGCTGGCGAAGATTGAATACGAACGTGTTTGGGAATGGTTAAACAATCGTAGACAAGAACACAAAGGAGAATGTTATGACAATCCTCACATGGCTTTGCTTGAGCATTATTGCAAGCGGGACGTTGATGTGTTGGTTAGGGTCTTCCATCACGTAGAAAAAGAACTAGAATCTTTCTATTGCAAGTACAACAAAGATTTGTTTCCTCTCAAAAAAGATCAGTTAAACAAAGAATGTTTGGAGCTGGAGCATAAGGTTGCACAGATCATCAACAAGCAAGAGAAGAATGGATTCAAACTAGATACCATTCACGCTACTTGTTTACTAGCTGAACTCAAGGGGAAGATGAGCGCCATCAATGACAGGATGCAGGAAGAGTATCCTCCATATGAGGTTGAGCGTATCTCTGAGAAGACAGGTAAGGTACTGAAGCCTGAACTGGTAGTGTTCAATCCTGCCTCTAGACAGCAGATAGCTGAGAAGCTCATTGGACTTGGGTGGAAACCTAAGAAGTTCACTGAGCCTACAGCTAACTACCCTCAAGGGCAAGCTATCGTGGATGAGAGTACGTTGATGGGTTTGAAGTACCCCATAGCGGGTATGATTGCTGAGTACATGATGCTCGGTAAGCGTATAGCTCAGATTGAGTCGTGGTTAGAGGTCGTAGGAGAAGACGGAAGGGTTCACGGTAGAGTCATCACCAATGGAGCTGTAACAGGCCGTATGACTCACATGAAGCCTAACATGGCACAGATCCCTAACTCAGGCTCACCTTATGGTCCTGAATGTCGTCAGTGCTGGACAGTTGAGGAAGGTAACGTCCTAGTTGGATGTGATGCTAGTGGATTAGAGCTACGTATGTTGGCTCATTACATGAAGGATGATAAGTATGTCAAGACAGTCACCGAAGGAAGCTCTAAGGACGGAACGGATGTGCACACGGTTAACCAGAAAGCAGCCAGCTTACAAACACGCGACCAAGCGAAGACGTTCATCTACGCCTTTCTATATGGGGCAGGGCCAGCGAAGATTGGCTCGATTGTCGGTGGTAATAGTGCGGCTGGACAAAAGCTCATCGATTCCTTTCTTAAAGGGACTCCCGCACTCAAGCGTCTACGTGATAAAGTATCCGTATATGCGTCCAAGGGCTATGTACCGGGGCTTGATGGTCGTAAGATTTGGGTTCGTAGTGAACACGCGGCACTCAATAGCTTACTTCAAGGGGCAGGTGCAATCGTGATGAAGAAGGCTCTCGTGATCTTTGACTCTAAAATTAAGGCAAATAAATGGCCTGTAAAGTTAGTTGTTAATGTCCACGATGAGCTACAATGGGAGACTTCACCTGAGTTTGCTGACATCACAGGCAAGGCGGGTGTTGATTCGATTCGAGAAGCAGGTGAGTTTTATAACTTACGTTGTCCGTTAACAGGAGAGTACAAGTATGGCAAGTCATGGCGAGACACCCACTAGAACGTGTAAAGATTGTGGGACGACTTCTTTTGTTTTAACTATGTTTGTTAAGGACGCTCAAAGCAAGTATGGTAGGCGTAACCTATGCAACGAATGTGCTGTCCGTCGTAACGATAAGCAGCCTAAAAAGAAAGATTGGAAAACGGACCATCAAACACAAAAGCGGTATGGAGTTGACGGAGATACCTACAAGCGGCTAATGGCTACAAGTTCTAATTGTCAAATCTGTGGGAAGACTGAAGAACTGTGTTACGATCACTGTCATGATACAATGAAGTTTCGAGGCGTGTTATGTCGTGGTTGTAATAGGTCACTAGGACAGTTAGGTGATAACATAGAGAGCATTCAAAAAGTGTTAAACTACCTACAGAAAGCCGAAAATGATCGATAAGAACGATAAATTGAAATCTCAGATCATGCTGAACATTAGCGATGAATCATTCATGCTATTGCACAGTGAGGATCTAGATATCCTTGATGTATACTGGGTGCTCTCAGCAGCCCTTGATTACATTGAGGATGAAGCAGAGGCTCTCTCTCGTAAAGAGGGAAGCTACTTGCAATGAAAGATGGCCTTGACTGCTATGGGGTTCTTCTTGTGAGACAATCAGTGACAGCTTGGAGAGACAAGCATTTTTATCAACAAGGCGAAAGCCCAATCCTTAAAAGGAAAAGAAACCATGTCAGATTTGAAACCAGTGAAGATTAGCGGTGAGTTGTTTTGGACTAAGTGGATGGCTGAATTCAACACAGCATTCAACACAGACAACGACAAGTATGAATGCACCATCGGTAACATCAGCGATGACGATGCAGCTAAGCTCACAGGCTTGGGTATCAAAGTCAAGCACAAGGATGCTATGGGTAACTTCATTGTCGCTAAGAGCAAGTACTTGTTCAAGCCTACAGATGATAATCTCAAAGAAGTTGCTATCGAAGCTCTCGGTAACGGCTCTAAGTGCGTAGCTATCGTTGGCTCATACACACACCGTATGTCAGCTAAGCACGGTAATGCTCCTTCGATCAAGACTGTTATGGTCACTGAAGTGAAGACTTACGTGCCAGCGGATGCGTCTGAAGCTGCTACTGGTGATGAGGCTCTGTAATGTTTAGCATCTTAAACTCAGTAGTTAAAGCCGCTGTATCTGTCGTTGAAATCCCTGTAGCTATTGCTGCTGACGTGGTGACGCTAGGGGGTTCAATTAACGACAAGGATCAACCTTATACAGCTACGGCTGTTGAGCACCTCGTCAAGAACGTGCAAGATGCCGCAGACCCTCAAAAGTAAGGCACGTACTATGAAAACCATTGATTTACATATTTCTCAAGTAGAGAACGGGTTTGTTGTTACAGTTAAGGGCGGTACAGACGCTTGTTTTAACCTATCACATCAATACCAATATGTTTTTAATTCTTGGGAAGCCGCAGCTGGTTTTATCTCTTCTTTGAATGACAAATTCAAGTAAGGATATGCGTCCTAAGTTAGCCATCATCGACGCTGACATTATCTGCTACCGAGTAGGTTTCGCTAGTGATGACGTTGATGAGGCTATCTGTTTGGCTCGTGTGACTCAGTTAGTCCATGAGATTGTCTTCGATGACCTGAAGTGTGATGACTACAAAGCTTACATTACAGGGAAGACAAACTTCAGGAATGAGATAGCAGTCACCGAGCCTTACAAAGGTAACCGCAAGGATGCTAAGAGGCCAGTGCATTATCAGGCTATTCGTACCCATCTCCAGCGCCTTGGTGCAGAACTGGTAGAGGGTTCAGAAGCAGACGATGCAGTGGCTACTGAGGCTACTAAGACGGGTGGATGGATTGTCTCCATTGACAAAGACCTAGATCAAGTTGCAGGTTGGCATTACAACTTCGTGAAGCATGAGGAATACTACGTTACTGAGGAGATGGGTCTTCGTAACTTATTCACACAGGTGCTCACAGGGGATCGTACTGACAACATCATTGGCTTGAAAGGCATTGGACCTGTGAAGGCTGCGAAGCTACTACAGGATTGTAAAACTGAAAGGGAATACTATGACGCTTGTCTCAAAGCTTACGATGGTAATCAACTTCGTGTCGATGAAAACTTAAACCTTCTATGGCTACGAAGAGAACCCAACCAAAAGTGCCCACTAGTTTCTACCTCGTTGGTGGACTCTGGACCGTAAAGTTTGTTGAAGACTTGAGTGAGTACGGTAAGTGTGATTGTGCTACTTTCACCATCTGTATTCGCTCAGGTATGAACAAGACCTTCACTGAACAGACATTCGCTCATGAGCTAGTTCATGCAATCATGTTCGCTATGGGGCATACACAGCACGATGAGGTATTCGTTGATGCCTTCGGTGCTTTGTTACATCAGTATGAAAGAACCAAGTTGTAATGGTAACTCGTAAGACAACAAGCTCAAAGAGAGCTAATGCTTTGAAGCATGGGTGGCGTAGCGGTCTTGAAGAAGATGTCGCTAAAGCCCTTACTTCAGCAGGTGTTCCTTTCACCTACGAAGAGATGAAGATCAAGTACATCAAGCCAGCGAGTGAACATCAATATACTCCTGACTTTGTGCTAGATAACGGAATCATCGTAGAGACTAAGGGACGCTTTCTCATAGCAGACCGTAAGAAACACATTCTCATCAAGAGACAACAACCACACTTGGACATTAGATTTGTCTTCTCCAACAGCTCACAGAAGCTGAACAAGGGATCACGTACAACGTATGCTCAGTGGTGTGTTAAGAACGGTTTTGAGTACGCTGATAAGACAATCCCTGAACATTGGATTAACGAACGACGAAGGAGTGTTCACGATGGACGTAGAATTGATTCGTGAGAATGAAGACGGTAGTGCAGACTACCATGTGAAAATGAGCAATGAAGAACAGTCACAACTATTCCGCTTTGCTTTCATTGAGATGTTAAAACGAGGAATTGAGGAAGGTAAGCAACATGAGCCAAGTGAAGTTAGTGTGGGTAACACCGGAAGCGGAACAGAAGATTGCGTATATGGCCCGTGTGTCAAATCCGGCAAATCAGAACTCCAGTGCGTCTGCGACCAAATTACTAAAGTACCTTATTAAGAACAAGCACTGGTCCCCATTTGAGATGGTTAACGTCTGTATGGAGATTGAAACTACACGTGATATAGCTCGTCAGATCTTACGTCACCGTAGCTTCTCCTTCCAAGAGTTCTCACAGCGTTACGCAGTCTCTGAGGGGTTCATTCAGGACTCTCAAGCTCGACTACAAGACACTAAGAACCGTCAGAACAGCCTGTACACTGATGACATCAGCATTCAGAACTGGTTTGAAGGTGCTCAGCGTAGGATAGTCACTGAAGCTAAGTTCCTGTACTCAAGTGCCTTGGAGAAGGGTATCGCTAAAGAGTGTGCTCGTGTGTTGCTACCTGAAGGCTTAACTGTCTCTAGGATGTACATGAACGGTACTCTGCGTAGCTGGTTACACTACATTGACATCCGTTGTGATTCCGCAACACAGAAGGAACACCGTGACGTAGCTAACCAGTGTCGTGATATTATCTTCGCTGAGTTCCCTTCAATTAAAAGCCTGATGCAGGCGGAGGAGCTGCTTAATGAGCAAGCTAGTAGTTCACTATAAACCTCCTCCTTTCCATCCTGATTGGACTGACGGGTGTTATAAGGTCTACGTAACTGATCATCCTAGATTAGGGTGTAGAATGATACAGACATCTAAAGTACTCAAGGACTACGGTAACGGAATCTTTGAGACACAATGGGTGGTGTATCATCCAGTAGACGGAGAATTTAATGACACTTAACGCGATAACGCTTGACCAGTACTTTCATTTGATAATCAAACCAACTGAACCAAAGGAAACAACCATGTTTGAAAAGACTAAGATGTTCTTCACTGAACAGATTGAGAAGCTGAACACATTGCTGACTAAGCCTGTAGCATTCGTAGAAGAAGATCCTACGCTATACGAAGATGGCTATTGGGCTTTTGAGATGTACACACCTGCTTGGATCAATGAACACGGTGAGAAAGTAGAGCCTATCCACACAGTCTTTGTTGAGCCTCATGAGGGTACTTGGATGGAAGTCCTAGATACCGTCTTAGATGCGATGGAAGCTCACTACGGCTACAACATCAAAGAGCAAGTGTACTACTCAGTTAACTTCCCTTTGAACCAGTCTGATTTGTCCGGCTATGGTCGTTGCTTGAATGATGAACGTCTACAGCAGATCCTCTTAGCCTTCCCTGAGCTTTATTTGTCAGGCGGTTGGGGAGACAACACACAACGTGAGGCTATGTTCAAATGAGAATCCTATGTGTACCAGATACTCAGTGCAAACCTGATGCTCCACAAGACCATCTGACTTGGGCTGGTAAAGCTATCTGTGAGTACCGCCCTGATGTGGTAGTTCACTTAGGAGATCATTGGGACTTCCCTAGTCTCAGTAGTCACGACAAGGCTGGTAGCAAGTACTTTGAAGGTAAGCGCTACCTAGCTGACGTAGAGGCTGGCAATAAGGGCATGGAAGTGCTCTTAAAGCCTCTCAAAGAGCTTCAAGATACCCAGAAGAAGGGTAAGCATAAGCCTTACAAGCCTCGGATGGTCTTCTTGAAGGGTAACCATGAGAACCGACTGACTAGGGCTGTTAACAACAATCCTATGCTGGAAGGACTACTTACCTATGATGACCTTGACTTGAAAGATTGGGAAGTACATGAGTTCTTACACCCTGTTTTTATCAATGGTGTTGGGTTTAGTCATTACTGGCCTGTTGGTGCGATGGGAAGACCTGCTGCTTCTCCTGCCGCTATTATCAGCAAGTTACATATGTCATGTGTTGCTGGTCACCAACAAGGGAAGCAGATCGCCTACGGTAAACGTGCTGATGGAAAGCCTATCTGTGCTATTGTGGCTGGTAGTTACTATCTTCATGATGAAGACTATATGGACCAACTAAGCAATCGTCACTGGCGAGGCTTACTTGTCATGAATGAAGTAGAAGATGGCCACTTTGACGAGATGTTCTTATCAATCGAATATCTACAACGAAAGTACTCATAACATGAAACCAACAGTAAAGGAAATTGAGGAATATATGGCAGCATTGAACATCCCTGATGAACAACGATTTACGCAAGGCTTAAACGGCACATTAGCTGGAGACTTTTACAATGTAATTAGTAAACCAAAGCATTATATGCTCTTTGATGAGATGGAAGTCAAGGAACGTGGCTTTGAGGGGCAGGGTATTGAAGTACGTGACGTAATCGAGAAACTAGTGAGTAAGTGGACTGATTCGGAGAAACTGTGTGAGAACACCCCTTTGCAATACTCTCCCTTGTTTTCATCAGATTATGTACAACTTATGCAGTACTTAATGCGTTTTGTAGACAAGAATGGTAAAGAAGACCTCGAAAAAGCTCGTTGGTATCTTGACAAAATGATCGAATCGTACTAAAATACGTGCCCTTTGAAAAACAACAACATCAGAAAGAAATTATGACAACTTTGACACCTTGGTCTTCAGTAGGCTATTTGACATACAAGCGTACCTATGCTCGTCGCTTGGATGAGAACGATATCAATAGCCCTACAGAAGAGTTTCCTGACACCGTAGAGCGTGTCATTAAAGCCTGTGATGAGCAGCTCAAATGTGGCTTCTCTAAGGATGAAGAACAACGCCTACGTGACTATCTCTTGGGTCTTAAAGGCTCTGTAGCAGGTCGTTTCTGGTGGCAATTAGGTACAGATACAGTTGACAAGTTAGGCCTTTCCAGCCTTCAAAACTGTGCTTTCCGTACAGTCGATAAGCCTGTGGAGCCTTTCACTTGGGCTATGGATATGTTGATGCTTGGCTCAGGCGTTGGCTACAACATTCAGAAAGAAAATGTTAATAAACTTCCTCCAGTTAATCTTGATTTTAAGTGTCCTGTTCGTAGTAACGATAGTGGGGCTGATTTTATTGTTCCTGACAGCCGTGAAGGATGGGTTGCTCTCTTGGGTAAGACGCTCAAGGCTGCATTCTTGGCTCACAGCTCAGGTAAGCAAACTTTCAGCTACTCGACACAGCTGATTCGCTCTAAAGGCGCTCCTATCAAAGGCTTTGGTGGTACTGCTTCAGGTCCAGAGGATTTGGTGTGGGGTATTGAGAACATCAGCAAGATCTTGGAGAAACGTGCAGGTAAGCAACTACGTCCTGTTGACTGTTTGGACATTATGAACATTATCGGTGCTGTTGTCGTTGCAGGTAACGTGCGTCGAAGTGCTCAGATTGCTATTGGAGATGCAGACGATGTGGAATATCTACTTGCTAAGCGATGGGACTTGGGCAATATCCCGTCATGGAGAGCCATGTCCAACAACTCAGTCGTGTGTCACGATATTGGAGATCTGCACGACTTCTTCTGGGATGGTTATGAAGGCAAGGGCGAACCTTACGGTCTTATCAACCTCAAGCTCTCACGTAAGATCGGACGATTGGGTGAAACTCAGTATCCAGATCCCAAAGTGCAGGGTTATAATCCGTGTGCTGAACAGTCTTTGGCTGACGGTGAAACTTGTTGCCTTGCAGAAGTGTTCCTACCTAATATCTCTAGCAAAGAAGAGCTTCTTGATGTTTGTACTCTGCTGTACCGTATCAATAAGCACTCGTTGGCGCTCCAGTGTCACCAAAAGGTCACAGAGGCTATCGTTCACGAGAACATGCGAATGGGTATTGGTATCACAGGTGTCTTGCAGTCCACTGAAGAACAGAAGTCATGGCTGAGTGAGACATACGGTAAGATTCGTGCTTTCGATGATGCTTACAGTCAACAATATGGTTTTAATCGTTCCATCAAGCTGACCACTGTCAAGCCTTCAGGTACTTTGTCTTTGTTGCCCGGTGTTACTCCCGGCTGTCATCCTGCTTATGCTCGATTCATGATTCGTCGTATCCGTATCAGCTCTAATCACTCGTTGGTTCAAGTCTGTAAGGATCACGGCTACCATGTGGAATATCAGCAAAACTTTGACGGTACTGAAGACCGTTCGACAGTGGTTGTGAGCTTCCCATTCCGTCACCCAGATCACGCTGTGTTGGCTAAGGACATGACAGCTATCTCTCAGCTGGAAACAGTTAAGTGGTTGCAGGAAGTATGGAGCGATAACTCTGTGTCTTGTACTGTGTACTATCGTCCTGAAGAGCTGCCTGAGATCAAGAAGTATCTCAAGAAGAACTACAAGACAAACCACAAGTCCTTGTCTTTCCTGTTACACTCAGAGCACGGCTTCAAGCAAGCTCCGCTGGAAGAGATCACTGAGGAGCAGTACAATGAGCTGGTTGCCAATACACGCACTATCACGGCTATTGACGAGGCTAATATTGGTCTTGACGATGCTGAATGTTCGACTGGTGCTTGCCCTATCCGCTAATAAGAAGAAATGAAAGGATACCCCTTCGGGGGCTGTTATGAAAACAATCGTATACTCTAAACCCAACTGTCCGGGCTGTGTTAAATTAAAGAGTGAACTTAAAGCCGAAGGCGTAGAGTTCGTGGAGATCGAACTCGGCAAGGATATGGCCATTGAAGCCTTTAAGGAGCAGTTCCCGACGGTACGTTCTGTACCCCACATGATTTACTCAAAGGATGAAACATGGTAAGCAGTCAGCAAGATAACGCTTTTCAAAACTCTTTGAATAGGGAACTTAAACGAAGTATCTTTGAGCTTGAAAGTATTGTTAGAACCATTCGTGGAGATATAGCAAAAACAAATAAGCGTATAGATATTTTGGAAGAGTTTCTAAACATTGAACTAGACACTCAACCACGATATAAGGATAAAGAATGATTATTGATTTTAACTGGTCAGGAGGTCTTGTACTAGGTATTATCCACACAGATGAGGCCATAGTAGAGACTGATGAAGATGAGTATGAGTTCTGTCAAGCTATCCTCATCCACTTAGGATTCTTTAACATAGCAATACTATTCTTCTAGAGTTTTGAAGGGAAAGCGGATGCTGTCGCGGATTTAACCTGCGGGGCGCTGAGGATTAAAAGTTAAATCTTTCTTGTTCGACACTCAGATTACGAGCAATACTGACGGATGCAGCGAGTACCTTCACCTTTAAAGCAGTTTACTGCGTAAACAGAAAAGCCCACTCAAAAGGTGGGCTTCTTTGTATCTAAGCTTAGGGTTTAAGCTTTCTTGTATTCCTCTTCAGTCAGAATACCAGCTTTATACTTGTTCTCAGGACGGTAGATAGTTAGCTCTTGTTGTCTCATTTCCGGCGCAAAGGAGATGTGCATCCAACGACCGAATTCATGGATCATCTGATCGAACTTAATACCTGCCTTCTGTACTTCTTGGCATAGTTGGAGAGGAGTCAGTTTAGAGCTAGATACGTCAATAGCCCAGCCATCCATGTGAGAAGATACTTTAGAGCCTCCAACAGCCACGTTAACGGCTGGTAGACGCAACCAAGAGTTGATCTTCAGAGGGCCAGTAACAGCACGTAGCTGCTCTAGCTTCTGAGCTGCAACCTTCATGTTCTCAAGCTGAGTAGCAGAGGGTTGATTGTCAATACCTTGACGTACAGCTGTCTCACTGTAAGTAGCTTCTTCAAGTGAAAAGTGCTCGCTTAATTGCATGATTATTCTCCTTCTTTAGTAGGGGCTGGTGAGCTTTTACGACCTGAGATAGCACCCATAGCACCAACGCCCATGAAGGCAATAGCTTTGAGGATCTCAAGGAACACAGCGTCGATAGGAGCTAAGTCACCTGTCTGCTCTTCAAAGCCGATGAGCCACAGGACACCGAAGGCAATAATCATTACCATAGCGGTGATAGAACGAACGACAAAAGCCCACGTACGGATCTCGATCTCTTGTTCTGTTAGAGGTGGTTTATTAATCCACTGTTGAATTAGTTCTTTCATATTACTTCTTTACCTTATCAGCTAGTTTTTCCATTGTCCTACCACCGAAGTAGAAAGACATCACGAGCATTCCCCACTGACCTAAGAGTTCCACATAAGCACCTCTAGTCTCATAGTTGAAAATAGAGGCGATAGCGAAGCCACTGTAGGCCACCAGAAGGAATATAAGCACCATAGGACGGATGTTCTTAGACAACCAAGAGTCAGAGGCCATATCAGCCTTCATACGCTCCGTCAGGTTTGTTTGTTCAATCTCGTACTCTTTACAGTCAATCTCTTTGAGCTTAGCAGCTAAGTCAGGATTGTCTTTAAGAGCTTGAGTAACTGCGCTAGGGGTAGCTTCTACGCCCAACTTAGCAGCGATAGCGTTCATAGCCATACCGCCCATTGGACCCATCACAGCTGTAGCTAGTGCAGGTGCAGCCCCTTTGAGTAAGTTCATTAGTTCATTCATTTTGGTCTACACGCCTCTACAGCGTCCTTTACGATAATATATAGATAGAGTTCAAACGGTAAGATGATGAAGAACAATAAAGTAAGCAACACAAGGAAGCTTACGTAGAGTGTCTCGCTAGAAGAATCGCTGCTGTTAGTCCCCATATTTCCAGTACCAATATAGCCATTACTATGACCAATGCTATCCGTTTACGTATCTTATTAACTAGCCTATGTTTCCGAAGGACTTCCTCTTTCCTACGCTTAATAGCTAACAAGTGAGTTACTTCTTGTTTCTCCTGTACTATTCCAAACATCTCAATAACATCGGTGTAGAGAGCACCTAGCTCAGGAGGACTCTGATAGATCATTACCTCTCTGATCTCCTTCTGAGCCTTCTCCATCTCCTTCTTAGCTATAACTAAGTCCAAGGAGACATCTAGTAACTCATCAGGTTCAATGAACTCAGTATCAATACGTAGCTGTTGTGTCTCTATCTTATGTTGAATGGCTATCATTGCTTTGAAGAATACCTTCAAGTTCTTGATTAGCTCATTCTTGATACCTTGTTCATCGTACTCTAGCGGAGGAGCTTTCTCAGCCTTCTTTTCCTTAACTTCAACCTTAGTATCATTAGAAACCTCTATGCGGTCAGCACTTGTGCGTTGATTAGGTGGCTTAATCGCCTCAGATTTTGAGGTGAATAGACTCTGAATGAATCCCCATATACCTGTACTTACCTGAGTTACCTCAGTTGCTATCCCTTTGACTTCATCAAAGGTCTTCTTAGCTTTAATGACAGTACCCTTATACTCTTTATAAAGCTCACATCCCTGCTGGATAGCCTCAACAGCCTTGAGAGCACCAGCAAGGATTAAGAGAGGCATTACTCACCTACTGTACGTGCAGGTTCCCCGACAGTAGCTGACTGAATAAGAATACGTTGACCTTCAGGGCTAAGACGTTTATTCATGGCTTCAACTAGCTTACGTTGAGTAGTTATAGGACCAGCTTGCATGAAAGCAGCCATTGCTTGAGGGTCCATAGCGAGCTGAATGAATTTCTTTTCAAACTCTTCTTTGTTACCGCGAGACAAAGCCTGCATGACTTCTTTAGCAACAGTGTAGGCGCGGCTGAGCAAGCTAGTACCTTCCAACGGAGCTTTAGGAGCATAGTCAGGAGCTTTAACACTACCTGCCATAGTCTTGCCTTTTTCCAAACGAGTTAAATCAGCTAAGACACGGTTAACAGCCCCAGTTTCCTCTGCTGTAAGTACTTCAGAAACTTGTGAGTAGCGTGGCTGACCTGTAGCACGTTTAATCAACCCTCCAGCTTCCTGCACAGCTTGAGCAAACGCAGCAGCACGTTCTTTATTATCAAGAGGGGCGCCAAGTTTCTTTTCCAAAGCCTCACCGATAGCCATACGATCTAGCTTTTGACTGTGACCAGCAAAGTCATCAATATATTGCTTCCAAAGCCCACCAGAAGATTTATTCAATGACGCGTCAATAAAAGACTTAACAGCTCCAGCTGATTTAGCTGCTTGTTGTGGGATACCTCCTTGGGCAGGACGGCCTGCTTGAGTAAGGAAGGCTTCAATGTCTTGGTTAAGTGTCTTACGCACGTTGTCATACAAATCACGACTACTAATAAAACCATTCTCATCTGCTTTAGACAATATTTTATCCTTAGCGAGCTTCAAGACTGCTTTAGACAAATCAGAAGACGTGCCTTCAATAGCTGTGTCAATTTGCTGTGTAACAGATTTAACTTCTAACGGAAAGAAACCATTGTCAGCCAGAGATACACGTTGATACTTTTGAAGGTTTTTAGTTGTCTCTTTAGCAAGATCAGTCAAGTTAGTGACAGGGATCCCCTCACCTGTAACCATAGAGCTACCACGAGCGCCTACGATACGGTTAGCTTGACCCATAACATTAGTTGTAATGTCGTCGAAAGCTTGTTTTACAGTGTCAGCCATGCCTAAAGCAGCTTCACGAGTCTCGCCTGTAGCTGTTCTAGCAGCTTCAACGGCGGCTCGTTGCTCAGGAGTCCCTGCAATAGTGGCTAATTGAGCCTGACGAGCGGCTTCTTGTTCAGCCTGTCGTGTCAACGCAATAGGAGCAGCTACACCTTCACGGCTAATAGCTTGCTGAGCAGCCGCTAGAGGAGCGCCTTCAGGAACTGCCGCCAAAGCTTCCATAGCAGTTGGTTGACTGCCGGGTACAATAGATTTAGCTTCCTGTAAAGCCTTGATAATTACATCTTTGTCTTTACCAGAAGTCTTCAACAACCAATCTTGCAGAGCTTGTGCTCGACCTGACTCGGACAGACCTTTAAAACTGTCTAAGAGCTTACCTGCACCCTTAACACCATATTCAGCCAATGGGCCTAAGATAGCACCTACAGCAGCTTGAGTGCCTTTCTCAGACCAGAAATCAGTACCGTACACAGGCTGAGTAGCAGCTAAGGTAGCGCCTGTGGCAGCAGAACGCATCAAACCACCTGTAGTGGCTGCTGGAGCAACGTAGTTAACAGGAGAAGCTACGTTACCGACAATACGGGCGACATCAGTGCCTTCGCTGCCTGACTCTTGACGGGCTTGTTGATAACGTAACTCATTCTGTTGCATACGCTGAGATACTGTGTCATTACCAAAAGCTTTAGAAGCTAGTTGACCAATACCCAACAAAGGGTCCAACACACCTTGAGCAACACGACCAGCAGTAGATCCTCCTAGCTGTTCAGGAGTGACTATACCAGCAGGAGTAGAAAGGAAGTCTCCTACTTTTTCAAACATCCCTTTATTGGAGGGGCGAGATTCTGTGTCTTTAATAATACGAGGGTCGTTAGCCATTGTAGGGCGACCTCGTACAGGCTCAGAAGAGAAGTTAATAGATTTATAAAACTCTTCTTTAGGGATATCTGAATAGAACTTGGAATGAAATGAGTCAGCCAACTGAGCATCAGAAATGTCAGAGTACTGAGGATACTGTTTTCGGATGTCTGCGATTGTTGTCATTTTTTACGGATTCCTAATGGATCGTTATCGTTTGAAGGTTTTGTATTCATGCCCGGCAATGTAGAAGCACGTTGACGAGCGGCTTCTAAGTCAGCTTTAATTTTAGTAATAGCGTCATTAAATTCAGAGAGTTTCATCTTAGGGTCTAAAGCACCAACAGCGGCTGTAAGTTTCTTACCTTCAGCATCTGACAGAGCACCCATTCCTTTAAGAGCAGACACCATTGGAATAAAAGTCTGAGCTTTAAATGTCTCAAGCTGAGTAGCAAAACCAGCTGCATCAGTGCCGGGAATAGCTGATAACACGCCGCCAGATAGAGCACCTACAACATCTTTTTTGCCTTTATGTTTAGACAACAAATCAAGCGTATCTAAAGCACTATCAAAAGCTGCTACACGGCCTTGGGCTTGAGACTCAAGTGTTTGTTGCTTCTCAGTGGCTTTAGTCTTTAAGTCTTCGATACGTTGTTCAATCAACTGACGTTGTACATCGCTATTAGCGTTACGCAAAGAAGCGTTTAACTGAGCGATCTGAACTTGGATAGCATTACGTTCAGCAGCCAGCTGCTCAGCACTTTGAATCTTCTCACGACCTAATGTAAGAGCTTGTTCACGAGCTGCTTGCTTCTCATCAATCTTGGCTTGAATGGCTACTGATTGTTGAGCTAAAGCATTTGCTGGTTGTAAGAACCCGAGATCAGCTAGCTTCTGAGCTGCTCCCCGAAGAGCTGTTGCATCTGTTTGGTCTACACCTTTAAGCACACTTTGAATAGCTGCTTGTTGTTGAAGAGCTGGGTCTTGAGCACCCATAGCACCTGCGATGCCTCCAGCAATACGAGAAGCCCCTCCGTAGATACCGTACTGTGCTCGCTGCATAGGGTCCATTTGAGCAAACTGAGCTGCTCGTTGATCCGTAGCTGCTGACTGTTGCTGCATGATCTGATAAGGGTCTGCAAATAGACCTAATACACTATCTGTTGCCATTATTATCTTCCTTAATTATAAGATTAACCCCAAGCCTGCATCAAGCCATAACCCACTAAAGGATTAGAAGCAGCTCCTTGAAGCCCTGTAGCAAGTGGATTATAGTTAGCTGCATTATACTGGCTTGTCAGACTAGGATTCATAGCTGCGGCATAATTAGCCCCAACAGCAGCACCACGAGTAGATACAGTATTAGCGAGATTAGTAGACAACTCAAGAGGTTGTTGTCCAGCAGCTTCAACAGACTTCTGAGTATTGAAGACATTGCTGAATGGAGAACTAGCAGAGTTAAGTAAACCTTGACCAAAGGTAACTTGGTTCTGAGCTGCTGTGTCTGCACCTGCTGCGATCTGACGTTGTTGATTAGCCAGTGAGTTATAGTAAGCAGCCATCTCAGGGTTAGTAGCAGCCATGCCACCAGCTGTAGTAGCTCCTGTAGCCAACCCACCACGACCTGTCTGGAACAAGTTATTACGGATACCAGCTAAGGTTTGCTCGTTAGAGCCAGCCACCAAAGCATTCTGTTGGTCCATGTAACGCTGACGTACAGCATCAGCAGACTCTCCAATGTAGCTCTGACCGAGGTTCATCAGTGATTGACCAGCTTGAAGACCTTGTGTACCTAAACCACTTAGACCTGTCTGATAAGCCTGTGCTTCAGGGGACAGAGAATAGTTAGCCTTGAGTCCACCAGTAACAGGATCAACGGTGAAGCTAGAAGTACCGAAACGAGTAGTAGTCCCCACAGGGGTGAACTTACCCATGTTCAGAGTCTGATTAGCTAGAGAAGCCTGCTGACCTGATAAGTTGTTCAGAGCATCTTGTGTTTGACTACCTTGAAGTAATCCACCTGCTAAGCCTAAGCCTCCTTGGATCAAACCAAGGTTACCTAATTGAGATGATGTCAAACCCGCCATTCCAGCTCCTGTTCCGTATGCTCCAGCGCCTGTTGCGGCTGAAGAAAGACCTAACCCTGCTCCTAATCCACCAGCGGATAAAGCTCCACCTGTAGAACCTATAGTTGTACCTGCTGTACTAAGACCTGTAACGCCTTGTGCTCCACCCATTGCACCTAAGTTAGCGGTATTACCAGCTGTGAGTCCTAAGCCACCTCCACTAGCTGTCATGCCTGTGCCTGTGGAACCTACTACACCAGCAGCTGAGTCAGCAGCAACCACCTCTGAGGTAGTAGCCACTGGAGCCCCTGCTGAATTAACCCAAGCCCCAATCTCAGGAGCGTAGTAAGCTCCAGCAGCGATCAAAGCAGCTGTGGTCCAACCACCGGGAAGAGTGTCACGAACTGTTCTATCAATGCCAGCACCGAGATCACCTACAGCATCAATAGCCCCTTGACCTAAGTTCCCAACACTGCTAATCAAACCACTTACTGCGCCGCCCATATTATTCTCCTTGGTTACGCTGAGAAGCGTAGATAAAAGCCTGTGTACCGTTGTTTAACATAATCTGTTTTACTTCTTTCCAATTAAAACTCTCAGCGAACTTCTTTAACTTTAAGTTATCCTCAGATATTAAAGCTATGAGAGGGACACTAACTAAGGACTCTAGTTTCTCTAGGTCTAGCTTATACTGTCTCTTTACGTCTGAGGTCCACTTATAAATATCGGTGTGGAACCAAAGATGATTATCCCATAGTTCTAAATACATAACGTAATTAGTACGTAATACTACAGGAGTTTTCATTTAAAGAGAAGCTTTTAAATTACGTAACTCGTCAGTGGATACACAAGTATTCACTAAATTAGTAATGTCGCGTAAGCGGGTTTTTTCAGCTATAATAGTAGTTGTATCGGCGTTAGATTCTTGAGCGCGTTGGAACAAGACATCCTGTGCAGCCAACAAAGGCTCACGTTCAGCACGTAGACGGGCTTTAGTGATTTCCTTGGCCTTGTCAAGATTGACCGTGACCACGCCATCAGCCAGCTCCCATGCGTTGAAGAAGTCGTTGTCTGCTTGTGGCAGCTCGGAATCTTGAACGATGATTGAAGTGGATGGGGTGTCCTTGGCTTTGACAGCCTCAATTGGCATCTCGCCAGTAGGGATGCAGACGCTCACGCCGCCGTTGCTGTTTGAGAAGATGATTACTTGTGCCATGATTATTTCTTTTTAGTTGCCAAAGATTGTGACCGAAACATAGTCAGAGTCTATATTTGCTCGAGTATTACCATCTCCGATTGTTGGAGTTGTCACCCTTAACGCTGTTGTTGTGGGCGCAGTTGATTGAGCAATTACAGGGGCTCCAACTTGAATCTGTGCGTATGTTTGAGTATTTCTTATTGAACCAGCCATTGCGTAATTAGCATCAGCAAGCGCAGTCGTAAAGTTAACCGTATAGTCACCAGTTCCGTTATCCGTAATGCTTGATACGTTGTAGCTTGAGCGGATAGCCACTGTACCAGTGCCGTTAAAGTTCACCCAAGCCAAAGCATTGGTGGTCACACCTGATACTTTATATTTTGAGCCGCTTGTCATATTGAGATCACCACTAATTGTCTTATTTGACAATGTTTGCGTGTCTGTAGTACCCACAACCGTCCCGCTAGGGGCTGTTTTCCCTGCCCAACTGTCTAAATCAGCATCGTAGGCTTGTACGTCAGTACCGATATTACCAGTAGCAGCAGTCCCTAAACCAAGGTTAGTACGAGCACCAGCGGCTGTAGTAGCACCTGTACCACCGTTAGCTACAGCGATAGTGGAAGCAGAGTCATACTTGGAGTTAACAGCTGTCTCTAAAGCCTCAAACTCAGCGTCAATCTCAGTGCCTCGTACAATCTTAGCTGAGTCACCAGAAGGGAGGGTATCCTTACTAGCGAAGTCTGTACTTTTAGTGTAGTTACTCATATTTCATTATTTCCTATTAAACAATTTTACCTTGTTTTGCTAAAATGTCAACCTTTTGTATTGATAATTGTGTACCATTTATTTCAGCTTCAAAGCCTAGTTGAACTACTTTACCAGCGCCTGAAGCCTGAGCGGTGAGAATATCCAAGACAATGCCAGAGGAATACTGAGATAACCCATACTCACCGACACCAAACTCAGCGATACTTTGGTCTTGAATTGTTCTAGTCTCTGAGCGATAAGCAGCGAGATAATCAAAATCCCACTTCATTACCAAGTCTAAACCTGAGCCGCCAATACAGGTAACTTGAATACGCTTCAAGATAGACGTAATTGTAGGACTTCCTAAGTCGACATACGTTGTGTAGTACTCAAAACGGTAAGTAGAAGTATTGTCGTTATACCCAGAGTATGTAGCCAAATAACCTGTCTTACCCAAGTACAAGGTACGGTTCTTAGCTGCGAACATAGCTGTAGGGCTGATATTGTTCCACAGAGTTACACGAGCTGATCCATCTTGAAGAGCTTGGCGGGTATCAAAGCAATAAGTTACACCGGCAAAAGGAAGGTTCAAGAGATAGAAAGCTTCAATGCCTGAGTACACAGCCTTAATATTAGCAACTGTCTCACTATTGAGATACGTCATCAAATCATCACGTACATTCTTAGATGCGTCACGTAATGGGTTAGACTTCTCTTGGATAGTACGAAGCAGAGAACGTACACCGCTATCAGACAAGAACAGTAAGTCAGTACCTGTATTAGCTACTGAGTCACGAGCAATACAACCATATCCCACAATAGCGTCATTCAACGTCATTGCTGTAGGGTCAGAAGCACCTGAGTAAATAAGGATCTGACGACGACCAAAGATGATAAGGAAGTTGTTGAAAGCCCCTAAAGCTGTGATCTCATCAGCACCAGCAGGCCATACTTCTGAGACATCCAAAGTACCTGAAGTACCTGTAGTCCAGACATGACCGGATTGAAGGTCACTGAAGGCTACAGTGTTCTTATCGGTAGATGTATCAGCACTCCATACACGACCGTAAGCACTGATAACACAGTTACCTTGTTGAGGTGTACCTAGAGCACCTGACTTCTCAGAGACTCGTCGGAATGTAGTAGAGCTAACGGCAGGATCGAATATTAAAGGATCATAACCACGCTGATAAAAATAAGCAATACCGTTCAGCGTTGCAATCTGCCAGTTAGCATCTGTAATCGTTGGGGCTGTACCGCCACCACCGTAGGTCAGCTCAGTCAGTGAGCTACCATCTAATTTGAATAACTTAGCCCCTGCTGCACAGAGGATGTAAGAAGCACCGCTATTGGAGATCAATTCCCCAATGGTCTTAACATCACCTGTTACAGCTGAGGAGTTAACTTTTACCCAGCCCTTACGAGCACCAATACGACCGAACTTGTCGATAACTGCATTGGTTGCTGTGAGAGCGTAGTTAGTAGACAAGTCAAGGCTACTATCCTGCTTATTCAGGCCGTAGAAGCCCGGAGCAGCTATGGCAAACGCTTGTGTCTGCTGACCCATTACACTGGACTCCAGTTAGCACCGTCTACGTTACGTGAAGACTCCAAGGCAATCTGATCTGACAAGGAGGACTTATACAAGCCGTAAGCTTCTGAGCTATTTAAACCACCGTCTTCACCTCGTTCAACCAAGGCACGAGCAAACGCACCTAAGACAACAGGGTCAGAAGGAACGTAAAGAACATCAGTATCAGCTGTCAGGTCGCTCTGAGGGTTAACCAAGTACACATTGATACTGTTTGTACCTGATGGGATAGGCCAGAAGTTCAGATAAGGCTTACGTGAAGCATTAACACCATCAACAACGTACATATAAGGGTCGTTGTTAGTAGGGTTATCTTGAGTGATCTGACGATTAAACCAACCTACAGTACAAGGGGTCAACTCAATGTTCTTAGTGTTGTCGATCACTTGGAGGATCTTGTAACGACTATTGACTGATGTCAGTGGGTATTGATACGTACTAGCTGAGGTAGTGATAGTGAATGTCTCAGAGATGTCATTCCAATCGTAAGCATTCTCAACTTGACGCTTAGCATCATTGACAAACTTACCGATCAACTTGGAATAAGTAGTATCTGACACGTTAGCCACTTCAGGCTCACGTAACCTGATAAGCACATCGTTAACTAAATCTAAATATGTAGCCATTATTAAACACCATCTTTCTTAAACAGCTCGAATGTACAGATCACACCAAAAGTTGAGCCTGCCTCTGAAGTCATGTGTACTTGATCGCCAGCTTCCATAACTACACCTGATCCGTTACCTGAGAACTGAAAATAGGTCTTAGAGGTAAAGTTATACTCATCTAATATATTTACATGAACACCAGAGCTTACATCGTACCAATCTGCTGTGAGGTACTTATTAGTTCCTGTAGCATTGTGAGCGTACATTAGGTTCCAAATAGCGTAATACCCTGCTGGAACAGTGTAAACAACTGTCTCCGTATTGGCTACTAGGTTCTTACCTACAGAGATTAAACGACCCATTACTTCTTCTTAGCCTTGTTCTTAGCTGTACGTGCACCACGTTGGGGCATCTTAGCTTCAGACATAGCAATAGCAACTGCTTGGTCACGAGACTTAACGACAGGACCACCTTTACCGCTATGCAAAGTACCTTCTTTGTACTCTTTCATAACCTTACCGACCTTAGCATTCTGTTTCTTAGTAGCCATCTGCGTTACCTCTTATTTAAATACTCTATCAATGAAGAATGTAATACCGCCACCAACTAAGGAGGCAATAGTCATACCCATCCAGAAACCACCTTTAGACTTGTTAGCAAGCTCTAGAAGGCACTTAACATCCTTACGTAAGTCTGACACTTCGCCCTGTAAGGACTCTACCTGTGCCTCTAACTTACCAAACTCACGCGCTGAAACCTCATCCATTACGCCACCTCAGCTGTTAATTCCACCTTGCTTTTAGCTGGACGGCCCGCTGTTGGTTTCTTAGTTGTTTCAATGGGGGTATCAAGGTCAACACCCACCTGAATGTACTCAGGGTGACCCTTCATGGAGTCAATGTCTACTTGTTGAGTGAAAGTAACGGTATTGCCGTTTAGGAGATAACGAAATGTGACTGCCATATGTGTAAGGTTCCTTTCTGAATAACTCAAAGATAAGCTATTTAAAAAAGAAGCTTCGTTTAAGAAGCCTCCTTAGTTGATTAAACTGGACGAGCAACAACCACTTTAACAGTAGTAGAAGCCAAGTCAACAGTAGAACCAGATTCGTTTTGAACGCGCAAAGTCACAACGTCAGCAGCAGACACGTAAGCGTGGCAAACCACACCAGCTTTATCTACACCAAACGAGAAACCCAACACAACGTCACCAAGGGCAACACCGGGGACAGCAATAGTTTCTGTCTCACCAGCAGCATCAGCCAATGAACCTACGTTCAAAGTACATGAAACTGACCAAGTGTCAGCAAACAAGCCACGGAATTGGTCATTACCTTGACGAACCGAGACAGCGGTAGCAGCAGCCATTTATATTCTCCTAATTGATTAATTAAATAAACATCAAAGACCCCCTCCTTGTGAGAGGGAGTCCTTAAAGCTCAATTAGACAGCCAAAGCCACGCTAGAGTAGTCACGCAACTCGCCAACACCGTACAATGTATCAGCAGTGAACAGAGTACCGAGGTATTCTTGTTTGTACTGAGTTTGTGAACGGATGCCAACTTGCTCAACCAACACAAAAGCGTCTTTATGACCCATCAGAGCGATACGGGCAGCTTGAGCTGTACCTGAACCGTCTTCAGCATCGTTAGCAGTGTCACAGTTAGTAGACACATACACTTTAACGCCATACACGTCACCGATTTCGCCGTTACGGATGGTGTTAGAACCACCTTGTTCGCCAACGAAAGCTTGTTCAGTGAAACGAGCCAAACCCATCAAAGTGTTACGGCTTGCTGGAGGAACGATGAAGAAACGACCGTCCATAGGAACGTCAGAGTCATCCAAGCGTTGGATAGAACGACGGATAGCAGCATCAGTCAGAGCAGCTTGGTTGTCGGTGCTGTAGTTGTAAGCAGTAGTGCCATCAGAGCCGATGAAAGCGCCAGTGTAACGAGCGCCTGTACCGCCTTGAGACAAACGACCCAACTTAATCAAGTCAGTGTCCACTTGCTTAGCCAATGCGTAACCAGCATCTTCAGTGTAGAACTGACGCAGGCTAGACAGAGCTTGAGCTTCGACGATGTCTTCGATCATGCGGCTATATTCATAGTGCTTGTTGATCGAGATGTCCACAACGCCTTCGGTAGCAGCGATCAATGTAACTTGAGTCGAAGCAGCCTTAGCAGAAGCTGAGCCACGTGTTGGGCTAGGGATGTGAACTGTATCACCTTTTTTGCCTTTGAACGACATCTTTTTGATGAGGTTCGCAGCAACGAGGTTCTTCTTATAAGCAGCAACAATTTCATCACTCCAGATTTCTGGAATAAAGTTAGCTGCTGTAGTGGTGGTTACGTGTGATGTACCGAGTGCCATTTTAAAGTATCCTTAAATAGAATTAAATATAGATTATTACTTGATGCGACCTTCACTGTACGCAAGCATGATCTCTGGTTGGAGTGCTTCGTAACGATCAGGATCAGTCATCTTCAGCCGAATAAGGTCGGTGCGCCTGTAAACTTTCTTAGATGATTCACCAGTGCCACCTACGTCAACACTTGCAGCTTTCAAACTATTCTGACGCGCCATATTATCTGCGGCAGCGACTTGCTTAGTTTGAACAGTCTTTAACTGTTTATAGGTAGACAACAATTCATCAGCACTGTCAAAGTCAAACTCACCATCAGCTTTAGCGTAAAGGCCCATACGAATAGGTGATTGTTTCACCCACTCAGCAAAGCCTGCATCTTGAACAACTTCAGTGAAGTCTGGATGCTTTTGCGATAGCTTCTGTTGAATCTGCATCTTCTTGAACTCTTGAGCAGCTTGTTTAGCTGCCATGACATCAGGATGATTGTTAACAGTATTGCGAATTGCTTTCTGAGGATCTTCAAAGAAGTCCACTTCAGGCTCTTCTACAACAGGTTTATTTGTTGATTGGAGGTTCTGCTTAATAAGGTCATCAGCAAGTTTGCGTACTTCCCCTACTTCTTGAGCTTGTTTACCAATGAGCTTCTCAGCCTCTTGGTGCATACGGATAATGTCGTCTACAGATTTACCCTGATATTTCTCAGGGATCTTGACTTCAGGTTCCTTGGGAGGTTCCGCTGTAACAACTTGCTCTGTATTGTCAGTATCTTCTACTTGGTCAAACTTACCTAGCGTCTCTTCTTCATCAATTAACATATTGCCCTCTTTCCTGCCACTACTAATAAAATAAGGTGGTTCTAGGAGATAATTTAAAATGAACTCGGTAACGAAGTACTTATGAGTTCTGCTTTAAGTCGCAAATTGCCGTTAAGCGTTTTGCTTTCTTTCGATTGCTAACTTCTCAGCTCGCTTTCGATCCCATGCGTCATAAGCTGAAGGGAAAGAGCCTGTCCAGCCTTCTAACTTCATGGTTGGTGCACTGATGACCTTCGTTGCTTCAGCTCCGCATTCCCTACAAAGTAGGTGCTGAGTATCTGGATCAACTAAAGCTTCAGTGCGGTGTGAGTTAGCACAGAAGAATTCAAACATCCGGAGAGCCATATTACTGATCTCCTTCAGCTTGGATGTCATCCCACGCCTTCTCGTATGACCCTTTCAGGCCATATAACCAGTTCAAAATATCCAGCTGTCCACGACGAAAGTCTAATGGGTGTGTTTCCGTGACAGCAGATAGTTTGTCGTAG